TTTTTTGACTATGCTATTATGAAACAACCTAGATGTTATCAACGAAAAGCAGTAGATTCTGTTTATGATTTTTATAGAAGTGGTAAAGAAGGTTATCCTTTAATTGCTTTACCTACTGCAACAGGTAAAGCTATGTGTATTGCTTTGCTATTTAAAGAAATCTATACTAAAAATCCATCATTGCGTTTAATGATGATTACACATAATAAAGAATTGGTATCACAAAATAGAGATGAACTTCTTGGTATTATGCCAAATGCACCATTGGGTGTATATTGTTCTGGTTTAGGTTCAAAAGACATAAAACAATTTACATTTGCTTCAATACAATCAGTTGCTAAAATACCAGAGCAATTTGGAAAGATAGACGTAGTAATTATCGATGAAGTTCAAATATGCAATATGTCTGATGAAACACAATATAAGAAATTTTTAGATGGTTTGATGGAAACTAATCCTAATTTACGTGTGATTGGTTTATCAGCTACATTGTGGCGTATGACACAAGGTATGTTAACTGACAACGGTTTGTTTACCGATATAGTATGTGATTTAACATTAGGCTCTAATTATACTTGGTTTGAAGATAATGGATATTTAACAAAAGTAGTATCAAAATCAACTGTTACTACACTTGATATTTCAGATGTTAAGAAACGTGGAGGTGAATATATACCATCACAATTACAAAAGGCTTGTGATAAGTCAGAAGTTACTTATGCGGCAATATGTGAAGCATTACCGTATTTAAAAACACATGATTGTGCTATTGTATTTGCCACAGGTATTGACCATGCTATTCACATTACTGAAATGCTTGTTGATGAATTTGGCATAAGTGCTGTTTGTGTTCATTCTAAAATGACAGATTTTGAACGTGATAAAGCCATTACAGATTTCAAAGCTGGTAAATATAAAGTTATTGTTAATAAAGATATTCTAACTACTGGATTTAATCATCCACCTATATCGTTAATGATAGACCTAGCACCCACACGCTCATCTGGTTTATTTGTACAGAAAGTGGGTCGTATTACACGCGCATACTACGCACAAGGTTATGACCTATCTACAGTTGAAGGACGCTTACAAGCTATTTCTAATGGTAAAAAACAAGTTGCTGTATTATTAGATTATGCTGGTAATACAATGGCGAATGGTAAAATAAATCAGCCTAGAATTCCTAAGAAAAAAGGCGAATCTGATGGCACAGGTGATGCGCCAATTAAAGCGTGTCCTAAGTGCTTAGCTTTGATTTATGCAAGTGCTAGAGTATGTAATACATATAATCCTTTTACTGGTGAATTATGTGATTTTGAATTTGAATTTAAAACACGATTGCAAACTTCAGCAAGTTCTGATTCTGTTGTTGCAAGAGATGAACCACCAATTAAAGAATGGATTGATGTTAAATCTGTTGCATATAGTACAATAAAAAGTAAAAAAGATAATATACCGATGTTGGTAGTCAGCTATAGTGGATTTATAAAAACATATAAGGAATATATTTGTTTAGAGCATACAGGTTTTGCTGGTTCACAGGCTAGTATTTGGTGGAGAATGCGCTATAAGGATAATAGAGTTAAAACAACATTATTTGATTATGGTATGACTGGAGTTTATAAACCAACTACTGTTGATGAAGCACTTGAACATAGTAAGGATTTAAAAGTACCTACACAAATTTATGTTCACATGAATGCAGGTAAATATCCAAAAATTGAAAATTATAATTTTGATAAGACTAAAATATCTTGACATAGTATAGATATATATTTAACATTTAGCCTTTATTGTTCCTGTTAGGAGTTATTATGAGAAAGTTAGTTACCGTTCGTACAGTAGGTGAAATTAATCCTATTGTAGATGCAGATAATATTGAAACAGCTATGATTGGTGGTTGGCAAGTTGTTGTGAAGAAAGATGAATTTAAAGTAGGCGACCAAGCGGTATTTTTTGAAATTGATAGCTTCTTGCCAATCAGCGATGAAAGATACTCATTTTTAGCGTCTAAGGCTACTACATGGGAAGGCAAAGAAGGTGTAAGATTGCGTACTATTAGATTACGCAAAACCTTGTCACAAGGCTTATTGTTGCCATTGTCCTTGTTCCCAGAAATCTTAAACCCTACTGAAAATGAAGATATTTCAGAATTACTGGGTGTTGAAAAATGGGAACGTCCAATTCCCACACAGTTACAAGGTGCGGCTAAAGGTAACTTCCCTTACTTTATTCGTAAGACAGACCAAGAACGTGCGCAGAATTTAAGTCGTGAATTATTTGATAATAAACATAAGGGTTATCATGGACATGAAAACTTTGAAATTACTTTAAAATTAGATGGTACTTCATTCACAGGTTATTACTTCAATGGTTCACTTGGTGTATGTTCAAGAAACCTAGAGCTTAAATTAGATAATGAGAATAATGCTTATGTTAGAAAGTTCTTTGCATCTGGTTTAGATAAAGCACTTGAAAAACTTAATGCAAATATTGCAATTCAAGGTGAATTATGTGGTGAAGGCATACAAGGTAATCGTGAAGGTTTAGTTGGTACAGAATTATTTGTATTTGACGTATGGCTTATTGATGAACAGCGTTATGCTAAACCACATGAACGATTGGTTGTTTTAAAGAAATTGAATGAGTTTGGATTTGACGCTTTACATGTTCCTTTTGTTGAACAATTTATCTGGCTACCTGCACATAATATGGTTGATTTATTAGCCTATGCAGATGGTGAATCATTAAGCAACAAAGTTCGTGAAGGTTTAGTTTATAAAAGTTATGATTCTGATTTTACTTTCAAAACAATTTCAAATAAATTTTTACTTGGAGAAAAATAATGTTTTTACGTGATTTAAAGGACGCTATTGGCGGTGCTTTTGTTGTTGCTATGGGGTTTTCTACTTTCTTAATTAGTCTTGTTGCAGTAAGTACAATAAGCTATTGGCTTGGCATAAGCGTATTAAAATTAATTGGTGTTATAGCATGAATGAGCAATATTATTTAGATACTGCCGCTGAACTTGGTAGAGGTGAATTAAAAGACTTCTGCCTACATTATTTAAAACAAGTTGCTGAGTATTATGAGTTAGACTTAGCCCTAAATGCTTTGTGTATGGTATCAGATGAAATGGGAGATTTGTGATGTTATTATTAGGTAAAGTAGTTTCATGGTATTCTGATGAAAATAATGATGAGTTTACTTTTAAAACAACAATGGGTGTCATTGTTGATTCATTCAATGTTGATGATGAATACTATCTTGTTAGTGCATTTATTGATAATGATTATGTTGAAATACTTACAATCCTAGCTTCCGAAATTTCTGAATTTTTCTTAGATGAATATACTGCTAAGAAAAAACTTGGTAGCGATTTAGATAAACTTGAATCCTTAATGAGATATTAAAATGTATGTAAAAATAATTGCAGATTCAAAAAATGCTTTTGGTGATAGAATAACTACTATCGAAGCTGAATATCCTTTGTATATTCATGCGCAGGTTATGACACATCGTATGTTCTCGCGTAACGCACAGTCATCACGAGCTGTACCTACGTTGCGTTTATTAGAGCTTATTGAAAAAGATAAATTTACACCTAGATTTGCTGAAAATAAAGCAGGTATGGAAGCTGGTGAGGAATTGTCTGATACTGCTATGAAAGAAGCTAGTGAACTGTGGAAAGTTGCTAGGTGCAGTGCTATTACTACAGCTAAGGTTTTGCATAAAATAGGTGTACATAAGCAATGGGTAAATAGATTGCTTATGCCATTTATGAATATTAAAGTAATTATCACTGCTACTGAGTGGGGTAATTTCTTTAACTTGCGTCTAGAGCATGATGCACAGCCAGAGATTCAAGAGTTGGCTAGACTGATATTGAAAGGTATGAATGAAACTCATCCACAATTGCTTAAATCTGGAGAATGGCATTTACCTTATGTGACTGATGAAGACCGTACTAAAACTTCAGATGATAATATTTTGCGCATCATATCAGCCGCACGTTGTTCACGAGTATCCTATTTGAATCATAATAAATCAAACCCAGATTTTGACGCAGATATTACTCAGTCAGATAACTTGTGGACTAGTGGACATTATTCACCATTTGAACATCAAGCTACACCTGTTAAGCAATACCGTGATACCAATAGTCAATGGGAAAAAGGTATTACTCACATGGATAAACAATGTGTTCTATGGAGTGGTAATTTTAAAGGCTTTGTACAATCGCGGTGCATAGGATTTGACGATGAGCTTAGATAATATGCTATGTAAAGATTTCATCAAATCATTAAACACAACTTATGCTACACCAGATGTTGCTATACGTTATGATGACAATAAAGCACCTTTACATTTGTTAGACATAGGTGCATTAACTGATACAGCAATGGTATTTGGTTATGGAGCTGTGAAATACCCACCTAACAATTGGCGTAAAGGTATGCACGTTACACGCATATTAAACTCAGTACATCGTCATGTGTTAGCCTTGCAAAATGGTGAAGACATTGACGAAGAAAGCGGTTTAAAACATGCAGCACATGCAATGTCTGGTTTAATGATGTTCATTGGCACAATGCGAGATATGCCAGAATTTGATGACAGATATAATAACTTGCATAAATAGTAAAAAACGATTATACTTATCTAGCTGGTTTCTAACCAACCAGCTATTTAATTTAGGAGAACTTAATGTCAGCTAGTCAATATACACCACATCAAGAACGTGTTATTTCTGAACATACTCAACTTTATATAAAAATAGTTAAGTTGTCTGGATTATTAGATAACTTAGACTCACCCGACAACACAATTGAAATAGACAAGGATGAACGTTCACGTCTATTGGTTCAATTGCGTTTCATGCTGGGTTATTCCAGCGTTTTAGAATGGCGAATTGCCAAATTTGGAGAACAATAATGAGTTCAGAAGATGATTTAGAGAAAGAAATTCAAGCTAAAGGTTTGAATGCACCACGATTAAGCCCAGAGTCTATTGACAATGCTATTGTAGATGAAGATTATTATGTATTTCCAGATTCAACATTTACTGTGTGCTTATTAACTTTGCGTAATGGTTTTCAAGTTTGCGGTAGTTCGGCATGTGCATCTCCAGAAAACTTTGATATTGAAATTGGTAGAAAGATTGCTAGAACAGCGGCTCGTGATAAAATTTGGCAATTAGAAGGTTATCTTTTAAAAGAAAGATTATATAATGTGCCCAATGTTGAAGCTGCTTATCAAACATTTAAAAAGTCATTACATTTGAACTAGATTAAAAATGTGGTCTGATTTAAACCTACCACCGATAAATTTGTGGACAGTTCCTTATTTAGAAATTAAATCTGCTAAGCAAAGAGCTGTTCATAAATCGAAAGACGTTACCGCCAACAATGAGCGATTGGTAAAATTTAATAAATTATTTAATAACAGGGCATTAAAATGAGTAAAAATGAAGTTAGTGTTAGAGCAAATTTAATTACAAAACGTACTTATAATAGACCAAAAGAAGATGGTGCATTTGAATCATGGGATGAAACAGTTGACCGTGTTGTTGGTCATCAACGATGGTTATGGGAACAAGCTAAACATGCAAAATTAAATAAAGTACAAGTTGCTGAATTAGAAGAATTGCGTCAATTAATGTTAGACCGCAAAGCATTAATGTCTGGTAGAAGTTTGTGGTTAGGTGGCACTGAGATTTCTCGTACTCGTATGTCATCAATGTTTAACTGCTCATTTACAAATGTAGAAACTGTATATGATATGGTAGATTGTTTGTGGTTATTACTTCAAGGTTGTGGTGTTGGCTTCAGACCAATTCGTGGCACATTGAATGGTTTTAATAATGCTATTGATGATATTCAGGTTATTCGTTCTACTCGTACAGATAAATTAGGCGACCAAAAGAACTTTGAAAGTTATGACCGTGCTACAAAAGTGTGGACAATTCGCATTGGTGATTCTGCTGAAGCATGGGCTAAATCAATTGGCAAATTATTAGCAGGTAAATTTCCAGCTAAAACACTTGTGCTAGACTTTAGCAATATTCGTCCAGCAGGTGAGCGTCTAAAAGGTTATGGTTGGATTTCAAGTGGTGATGAATCAATTGCTAAAGCCTATGTAAAAATTGCTAAAATTATGTCTAAACGTGCAGGTAGCTTACTATCGGCAATTGATATTTTAGATATTATGAATCATTTAGGTACTGTATTATCTAGCAGACGCTCAGCACAAATTTGTATCATGGATGCTGATGATTATGAATCAAGCGAATTTTCAGTAGCCAAAAAAGACTACTGGTTACATGACAATGCACATCGTTGTCAAAGTAATAACTCATTAGTATTTCACAATAAACCAACTGAAGAACGCCTAACTGAATTGTTTGCATTGATGGAACGTGCAGGTGGCTCAGAACCAGGTTTTATCAATGGTGAAGCGGCTAAAAGACGTGCGCCTTGGTTTGCTGGTGTTAATCCATGTGTTGAAATTTTGTTAGGTAATAAGTCATTTTGTAACCTAACTGAAGTTGACATTGGTAAGTTTCATGGTGATACTGATGGTTTGAATCGTGCGCTATATATTATGGGTAGAGCTAATTATCGTCAAACATTAGTAAATCTAAAAGATGGTATCTTGCAAGAGTCTTGGCATTTAAACAATGAGTTCTTACGTTTATGTGGTGTAGGTTTAACAGGAATTGCCCGTAGACCCGATTTAATTGCGTATGACTATCAATCTATGCAACGTATTGCTACTGCCGCTACAATGGGCATGGCTGATGAATTAGGTACACAGAAACCTAAGAACACTACTTGTGTTAAACCAAGTGGTTGCCGTCCTTGGAATGCGTTAACTACTACAGAAGATGGTATTTTTACATTAGAAGAACTATTTGTTGACCATGATGAATCTGTAGAATGGGATTCATTCAATAGCGATTTAAAAGTTATTCAAGGTGATTCAAATAATGCTATTACAAAAACCTATAATAACGGTGAAGCTGAAGTATTTTCAGTAAGCATGAATCATGGTTTAACAGTAGAGTCTACAGCCAATCACCCTTGGTTTGTGACAAGTTATTATGATTCTGAAAAACGTAAATATACTGATATTAATGATTGGGTTGAAACATCTAATTTAAAAAATGGTCATATTATTGATGTGAAAGTTGGTGTTTACACAAAACATGAACATCAAAAACTATTGAAATTAAATTCGTTGTCTTTAAAAATGCGTGGTGATGTATCGGTAATAACACAACCAGATTATATGGATAATGATTTAGCTTGGATGTTGGGTTATTTATGGGGAGATGGTTCAATGTCACCATTAAAGTATCGTTTACGTTGGATTGACCAAAATATTAATAATTTAGAAAAAGTGAGTAAAATTATTTTTGATAAATTTTCGGTTAGCGGTGAAATTCATAGAGCATCACAAGATAGAGATGCTTATGTATTAGAAATTGGAAGTAAAATGCTTTGGCATTGGTTACTAAAAAACAATGTATTTAAATATGATGCTGATAAATTAGAATTAATGCCTACGTGTATTAGAACATCAACCCATTGTGATATAATTTCATTTATTGCAGGTCTAGTTGATTCTGATGGTTGTATAGCAATTGATTCAAGAACTGGTAAGCGCAATGTTATGATTTCGAGTGCAGACGGTAGATTTGCAAAACATGTACAAGATATTGGTTGGGCAGTTGGTTTGGCATTTGGTATGTCACATAATACACTTGGATATAACCATCAAGCTAGAAAATCAATGTATCTTGCTACATTAAGTGTTCATACTACTGAAGCCGCATTTAATGTTCTTGCAAAAAATAGCACAAAGATTGCTAAAGAAACTCGTGGGTCACATTGGATGTATGAGTCTACAGCATCAAACGCTGGTATTATTGGTAAGGTTAGAAATGTCACGTCAATTGGTATTAAACCAACGTATGACATCGAAGTTGCTAATGAACATTGGTATTATGCTGGTTCGGTTAAGTCGCACAATACACTTTCTAAAATTATGGATACTACAGAAGGTGTACACAAACCATTAGGTAGATACATTTTTAACAACGTAGTATTTAGTAACCATGATGAAAATTTACAATCTTTACGTGATGCTAATTATAAAATTATCCCACATCCAAATGACACTACATCCTGTATCGTTTGTTTTCCAGTTAGTTGGGATGATGTGCCGTTTGATAGTCATAATGGTATGGAAGTTAATTTAGAATCAGCTATTACACAACTTGACCGTTATGCGTTGTTGCAAAATAATTGGACGCAACAAAACACGTCTGTGACAATTAGTTATTCACCAGAAGAAGTACCAGATGTTATTCAATGGCTTTTAAATAATTGGGATTTGTATGTTGGCGTATCATTCCTATATCGTGCAGACCCTACCAAAACTGCGGAAATGCTAGGATATCAATACTTACCTCAAGAAGTAGTAACTAAGGAAGCGTTTGATGAATATAAGTCAATATTAGGTGAAGTAGTTACAAGTGGTTCATTTACTGAGATTGAATCCCAAGAATGTGTGGGCGGTGTATGTCCCGTTAAATAGTAGTTTAATGATGACCACATTAATAAAATAGTGTGGTCATTTTTTTATATAAAATAAGGAAATATAAAACATGGCAAGTAAAAAAAATAATAGAAATTTTAGAACTGCTAAAATTAACTATGTTACTGACGATATAATTATTACTCCAACATATAAAGAACCGAAAGAAATTAAACCGAGAAATGTTAAACAACGTTCTTATTTAAACTCTATTGAACAAAACATAATTACTATTGGCATCGGCTGTGCCGGTGTTGGAAAATCATACATTGCATTAAGTTATGCCGCACAACAATTAGAATTAAAAAACATATCAAAAGTAATTATCACAAGACCTATTGTAGAAGCTGGTGAAAAACTAGGGTTTTTACCTGGTGAATTAGGTGAAAAAACAGCACCTTACATGTTACCGATGCTTGAAATTTTAAATAAACGATTAGGTAAATCTACAGTTGATTATTATTTGAAACGAGGTGTCATTGAATTTAAGCCTTTAGCTTACCTTAGAGGGACGACATTTGATAATGCTATAGTTATATTAGATGAAGCACAAAACTGCTCTGAGAGTCAAATGCGTATGTTTTTAACACGTATTGGCGAAGATGTTAAAGTTATTATTGATGGGGACTTAGACCAACAGGATACTAATGACCGTAGTGGTTTAGCAGATGCCATTCGTAGACTTGTTTATGTTAATAATGTGGGTATTATTAAATTTGATGTACAGGATATAGTTCGTAGTGGAATAGCTAAAGAAATTGTTATGGCTTATATGCGGTAAATAATTTTAAATAATGCTTGCACACTTTAGTAATCTCTGCTAAAGTATGCATTTCCACACAGATAACTGTGTATTTCCACAATATTATTAGAAAAATATATGAAAATTCCTAAAATTAAAATAAAATTCAAAGCAGGTGGTATTGACCCAACTGCATTATCTGAACATGAAGAACAAGTAAAAGTAATTGCATATTGCAGAAGTAATGTTTTATTACAAAATGTATTTGCTATTCCAAATGGTGGTAAACGCTCAATGGTAGCGGCAATGAGAGCGCAAGCAGAAGGTTTATGTTCTGGTGTACCCGATTTATTCATTCCGTTTGCAAGTGCTGGTTATCATGGTTTATTTATTGAAATGAAAAAACTTAAAGGTGGTGTAGTCAGTGCTACACAAAAAGAATGGATAGCTAAACTTAATGCTTCTGGTTATAAAGCTGTAGTATGTAAAGGTCATCAAGAAGCTATTGCTGTTATTGAACAGTATATAGGATTTAACAGATGATTATAACAACTTGGTTACTAATTGGCATTGTAAATAGTACGTCAATTGTTGATACGCATCAACGCTTTCCAACAAAAAAAGCATGTTTATTAAAAAAGAAAACTGCGCATATTCACCAAAATGTGGATTTGCTTAATCGTGAACCAACATTTGAATGCGTAAGGATGACAAATGACTGACATATTAAAGAATGTAGAAAAGAAATTAAAAGGTAATTTAGATTCTTCAGAAAAAGGAATAATTGGCACAATGTTATCTTTGCAAAATACATTGTTAAAAGGTGCTTTGCAGATTGAACAATTTGTTAGTCACGATAATCCTACACACTTTGATGTTGCTGAAGCAATCAACGCAATAAGCAATCGACTTGAAGAAATAGACTTTCCAAATGATGAAATTGATGCTATAGTTTGTGACTTACAAAAAGCAATAGCTGTCCTAGAAGAAAAACGTAATACAAGCTGATTGTATGAATATACCTATAACGTGTACAAATACTAGCTGCTACAGCAAATCAATATGTTCAATGGGTTATAAAAAAGATGAACGTATTAAGTTAATGCGATATGTTTATTTTGATACCAGAGGAGAAAATAAATGTTCCAATTTTATAAAGAAGCGTTACGATTATTGATTGTTGATACGTGGAATATGTTAAAGCCACATATTTGCACAAGTTTTTCGGTATCATACGCAACAGATTCAAGAAAGTGCTTAGAATGTGGTAGAGTCGATTTGAATACACCGCCACTCAAATTCGATGTTAAAAATGGCGATAACTAACAAAGGTGTGATATGAGAGTACAAATTAAAGTTGTAGATGAAAGAGCAGTATTACCAACTTATGCAACAGGTGGCTCAGCAGGATTAGATTTACGAGCTATTTTAGATGAACCGTTAGTATTACAACCAGATGAAGTTAAGTTGATTGGAACAGGTTTAGCAATTAACATTGATGATGCTAACTATGCGGCAGTGTTATTACCGCGTTCTGGTCTTGGTCATAACAGTGGTATTGTATTAGGAAACCTAGTTGGTCTAATTGATTCTGATTATCAAGGTCAAGTGTTTGTGTCATTATGGAATCGTAGTGGAGCTTCATTTATTGTTGCACCGAATGAGCGTGTTGCACAAATGGTATTTATTAAAGTAGAACAAGCACAATTTGAAGTAGTAACTGAATTTCCACCATCAGCTCGTGGTGAAAGTGGATTTGGTAGTACAGGTACTGCATAAATAACTTGACAAATCAAGCTAAATAATGTACCATTTAGCTTGATTTTTTTATTTTTAATTATAGGGAAATAATAATGACTATAAACCAAAAAGGCATTGACTTAATTAAGCATTTTGAATCTTTGCATGATGGCGATTTAACCAAAATTGGATTACAGCCAAAACAATGTCCAGCAGGAATTTGGACTATTGGTTATGGTCGTGCTTTAAAAACTACAGATAAATCTCGATTTCTAAAAGGTTCTGCTGATAAAAAAGAAGCATATAGACAAGCGGCAGAAGTTTTTCACATGATGACTGAAAAAGATGCTGAAGCGTTGTTAAATATAGATTTACAAGTCTATGCCGACAATGTGACTAGAGCTATTCGTGGCAAAATAGAATTATCAGAAAATGAATTTGCGGCAGTTGTTTCTTTTGATTATAACTGCGGTGACGGTAATCTAAAAGTAAGCACGTTGCTCAAAAAGATATTAGCTGGTGATGATGCTGGAGCAGCAGATGAGTTTCTTAAATGGAATAAAGCAACAGTTAATGGCAAAAAAGTTGTACTTCGTGGTTTGACTTTGCGTAGACAAGCTGAACGTGCATTGTATTTGGAAAAATAATGATATTAGATAATGGGCTAATAGTATTAAAAGAGATACTACCATTTTATAATACAGTAGTTAATCACACTATTGGTTATAAATATGATATGATGAAAAATAGATTATTGTTACCACCTTCTGAAGTATCAGAATTAAAAACTGATGGTATTTCAGAACAAAAAGCTGATAGATTATTACGATTGGAATGTTTTTCTATCAAAAATCAAATATTAAATAGCATCACATGGTTTGATGAATTAGATTCAGTGAGTCAATTTGTTATCATTGGGTCAGCAAAATTAAATTCAGTATCTGAAATATTATTTCAAAAACAGGTGTTGGACTATTTACAACAAGGGCGGTTTACTTTAGCGGCATATGAACTTCAAAAGTGCAATGTTAATAATAGACTAATTACTATTTTAAAAACAGGGAAAGTTAGATAATGAATACGGAACTAATTAAAGAATCAGCATCGGTTGAGCTATATAGAATCAAACATGCTGAGGAGAATATCACAATGGTTAAGGAAGATTTAGATGAGATAAAATCAACATTAAGTTCTATAGATAAAGAAATCCGCTTAGATTTAAGTGAACTATCTAAGAAATTTTCAGAATTCACCTTAGTGATGAAAGAAATAGCAATCAAAGCAGAAGAACGAGAAAAACGAACATCTGAAATATACATAGATAATAAAGCCGCCTTTGATAGAGTCTTTAAAGAAATTGAACATCTTAAAATAGAACAAAATTCACAGAGTGGAACTGACGTTGAACACACAACAAAGATAGCAACACTTGAAAAAATAATTTATGCAGGATTATCAACACTAGGTGCTATAGCAGTATGGCTTATACAAGAAGCATTTACTAGGCATTAATAGCTATAACATATTAGTTTTACAAAAGGGCTGATAAAGCCCTTTTTATTGCCTAAAATTTATGATATTATTATCACAACAATAATATAACATCGGACTTTAAAATGATAAATGCAATTAATTTTGTACAACGTGCAGTGACTAAGAAATCAGTCACAGTACAAGGTGGAATATTCTCTATTGAAAATAACCGTATATTTGCTCACAATGGCTTGTTAACAGCAAGTGCTAGTATTGGCATACCTATTGATTGTAAACCTAAAGCAGATACCTTTACAGCGATAATAAAAGCGGCAAATGATGCTAATGCAATACCATCATTTAATCTAACGCCAACTGGAAAGTTATCAGTTAAGGCTGGTAAGTTACGAGCATTGATTGAATGTGATATAACACATACACATGAGTATCGCCCAGAAGGTATTGATTATGAAATTGATGGTGAAAACTTCATGCAAGTTATTACTATATTAGAACCATTTATGGGCAATAATACTGACCCTGCAAAAGCATGGGCTAATAGCATCATGTTTAATGGCAATAATGCTTTTGTTACCTGCAATACTATTGCAATACAACATGACACATTGCTAAATATCACAATGCCTATTGTGATACCAGCACAAGCAATTAAGGAATTAATTAAAATAAAATTGATTCCTGTTAGTGTTAGGTATTGCCAAAAGTCAATTACATTTTTTTATGATGATGACTCATGGATAAAAACCAGAACACTTGAAAATAAATTTCCTAACTTTGGTGGCATATTGAATATTCCATGTTCACCTATTGAAATGCCAGAAGATTTTTATACGGGTTTGAAACAACTTAAAGCATTCTGTGATGAAGAATTTACATCTATTACATTTACAAAAGAAGGATTGACTACAAAAAATGAAGCTGTTTATGAAATGAATTTACCAATTACATACGGTGTTTATAATTATAACTTATTGATATTATTAGAAGGTATTATGAAAAGAATTGATTTCAGCTCTTACCCACGACCAGCTATATTTACTGGTGATAGATTACGAGGATGTATTGTGGGGTATGCTAGATGATTGTTTATTTAATTATAGGAGTAGCAATTGGTTTACTAATCACTTATACTTACTTTGAATTTAAGTATCACATCAACTAATAAGGATTAACAAATGCTCAATCAACGTGTAATAAGTGCTTATGACTTAATGCTAATCACTGGTGAATCTATTAGCCAGATTGAAGTGCAATTGGGTTTAGAAAGTCCTTATAGTGAAGAAGACGCATTTCAATTAGACCTCAATGATGATGTATTAGAAAGACTACAGCGTTATTTTGATAATCAACCTGTGGTTATTGGTAAACAACGTAGAGATTTGGATGGTTTGTTTTGGCAAGCTGAGCCAAAAACCATGACAGTTAAACCAGAAAGAGTTTGGGAAAATGAGGATTATATTCCATTTCTTGACGAGGTTGCTGGATGGATTCCTAATGAATACACAGACCGTGAATTAGTGGATTGCACAGAGCGATTGACATATGACATTGAGGTGTATGCTAATTACACATTGATTGCTTTTGAAGGCATCGATAGTGGTAAGGTTGCTTTCTTTGAACTATCTGAATTTCATGGTGAACCTAACTATCGTAAGTTACAATATATTATTGATAATAAAGAATTGATTTCTTTTAACGGCATTGGCTTCGATGCCATCATCATGTCATTATTCTTAAATAATAAAACATGTGCTGATATGCAACGTGCAACCACCATGATAATTGAAGAAGAAGTGCGTGGCTATGAAGTATTAAAAGCATTCAAAACAAAACTTGTCAATATAAATCAAATTGACATTATGGAATTGTGTCCATTGCAATATTCATTAAAACTATATGGTGCAAGATTACATTGCGATAGCATTATTGATTTACCATTTAAACCATTAAGTACCCTTTGTGAAAAGAAAATATCAGTTGTCAAGTATTATTGTGCCAATGATTTATCTGTAACTAAATTAGTTTATTTAGATAGATTATCTGCTATTGAATTACGTGAAAAGATGACAGCCGAATATGATGTTGACTTGCGTTCTAAATCAGATGCACAGGTTGCTGAAGCTATCATTGGTGCTGAATATAAAAAGCTAACTGGTCGTGAAGCTGAAAAGCGTGAATTTGTTAGTTTTAAATTCAAATATACTGTGCCAGCATATATCAATTTTAAAACACCAGAATTACAAGCTATTCTTGAGATAGTGCGCAATGCAGATATTGACACAGGAGAAGGTAAGGTAATGTGTCCCGATGTTGAGGGTTTGATTGTGACTATTGGCGGTATTAAGCACAAGATGGGTTTGGGTGGTTTGCATGTTGTTGAAGAAAGCATTGCTTATATTGCTACTAAAAATAAAAAGGTAACTGATATTGATGCCGCATCATTTTATCCAAAAATGATTATTGACCAAAAATTATCACCAGAATCATTGGGTTTTGGATTCTTGAATCTTTATGAAAATAAAATCTTTTATCCACGATTACAAGCTAAGAAAAATAAAGATAAAGTTAAAGATGCTATGCTTAAGATTTGTCTTAATGGTTCGTTTGGTAAGTTTGGCAGTAAATACAGTATTCTCTATGCGCCACGCTTATTAGCACAGGTTACAATATCTGGTCAATTAACTATCCTTATGTTTATGGAGCGTTTACAACTTGCTGGTATTGACGTAGTATTGTCTAACACAGATGGCATAGTTGTTTACTGTGATACAGATAAATATGATTTGTTGCAGGACATCACAAAACGATTTGAAAAACATTGCAATATGATTATGGAAGAAACACATTACTCAGCTATTTACAATCGTGATGTGAATAACTATATTGCAATCAAAACAAATGGTGAAGTTAAATTAAAAGGTGCTTATGCTGAATCATCAATAGCTAAGAATCCTGTCAATGTGGTATGTACTGAAGCTGTAGTTGCTTATTTGACTAATGCTATTGCTATTGAAGATACAATTAACAATAATACAGATATACGCAAGTTTATCACATTGAGAAACGTCAAGGGAGGGGCTGTAAAGGACGGTGAATACTTAGGTAAGACAGTTAGATACTATCACAGTAATTCGACCAACACAGCCATCGTATATGTCAATAGTGGCAACCTTGTTCCAATGAGTAATAATTGCCGACCATTGCAAAGATTACCAGATTGCTTACCTGCTGATTTAGATAAGCAGTGGTATATAACTGAAGCCTACCGTATCTTAAAAGACATTGGAGCAACGTCTTAATATTATCTTAAGATTAATATGTTAATATTAAGTTTTTAAAATTGAGGAAGTAATTATGATTGCAAGTACATTGTTAGCTGTTTGTTTGAACGGAGCGATTGCTCACGAAGGATTTAGAACTAAGCAGTATAAAGATTCTAATGGTTATTCAATTGGCTATGGTTATAGCCTTACACAAAACCCATTGGCTTTGCCTAAAGCTGAAATTTCAAAATTAAAACATGATGGCATAACAAAGTGGCAAGCAACATCGTTGGCTAAAAAGATGTGTCACAAATTAAATGATGAGTTAGCAGTTAATTTTGAATGGTACGGTACACTGCCAAACAATGTGCAATATGTGATGCTCGACATGAGTTATAACATGGGCGTTGGTGGTTTATCATCATTCAAACAAGCTGTTAAGTATATTCGTAACAATAAGTATCAATTAGCTTCTAATGAGTTATTACACTCACGATGGGCTAGGCAGGTACATGGTCGAGCTACTGAATTAGCCTTAGTGCTAAAGAGTGGGCAATTTGCCTAGATACTAAAAAGCCCCTTAATTGGGGCTTTTATTTTTGTATGACAATGCCACATTAATCTTTTGGGTTAACCGTATCACATCATTGTCCAATAATCTTATGCGGTCAACTAATGCAATCAACACATCTATAGCTTCTGATAGTAATGGTTTTACTATTGTAGTTGCCCAAATCCATACAAAGTAAATCACATATCCCATACCACCCGATGCAATTACGGGAAATCCAAATCTATTTAAACTATTAGCAAGTTCTTGTAATTCCATTAATCTTTCCTTGTATCGGCTTTTTCAGAACGAGAAATTCTATCCATGTCTGGTTTTAAGTCCAACATATTTGATGCAAGTATGTCTATTTTTATGATGTCATTGCTCATACATGTCACACGATTATCTAACTTTTTCATTATAATAATCAATTCTTGTATTGAACCTTGTACACTTAATAGGATAAACTTTAGCGTTAGCAAGACAAAATATATCCCAGCTAACGCTATTGCTATTGGAAAACCAACCTCACCAGCAAATGTCAAAATGTCCATTAGCCCTTAGACTTTGACTTAGTTTTGGTTTTAGCTTTTGGTTTTTCTTTGGCTTTAAATTTGCCAGCTTTTTTATCAGCCTTCATAAAGTCAATTGCTACTGACATTGGGATGCCAACTTTTTTAGCAAAGGCTTTGTTGTGTGCTGCTGCTAACATTGTTTTATGTTGCGCTGCTGATTTTGATGGCATCTTTATTCTCCAAATTAATTTTAGATATGAGATATAGTTCCAAGAATAGTCCCTGTAGTTACCCAATTAAAACCACTATTGGTCCAACCAGTAAATATAGCTCTACCTGCTGCTCCACCAGCACCAGCACCACCGTTACCAGCACCACCAGCACTACCAGCTTGTCCAGCACCTCCTCCAGAGCCACCTGCACCATAACCAGGTGATTGTGAACCTTGTGTACCAGAACCACCTGTCCAATTACTTGCTCCAGAAGGACTACTTGCACTAGTGCTACCAGTACCTGTACCACATCCGCCACCGCCACCCCCACCGCCACCGCCATAAATATTACCATTATTGGTTATATATAAATTAATATTTCCCGAACCGTAACCATTGTTTATATATATTGCATCTCCACCTGGCTGACCAACGTCACCTTGAGCTGGACGCGCTCCACCTCCACCTCTACCACCTACACCACCGCCAGCTGCAATTGTACCGTTATTTATTAAATTTATTCTTCCATGTTCAGCAGCATAATAAATAAGTAACGCAGCACCACCACCGAGAACATACATATTTGTTGTACTATACGTACCAGCTCTACCTTGAATGCTATATCCAGCATCAACTGTCATTGTTAATGTTGTACCAGAAGCTGTACCAGATAAAGCATGGTCAACTACAATAGGTATGCCGCCAGATAAATTTGACGATGACATTGAACCATACATGTTAGTTATATAAATATCTGTTGGTACAGAATTTGATAAACCTCTGGCTGTTAAATAAGCATTATTTATTGTATTAACATTAGCTGAGTTTCCAAATGCACCAGATAATGTTAATATTGCTTTTGTTGTTTGAACTGATAATGGAGATGATTGTGTTGTTGATGTAATACCGTTGCTAATATTACTTGCTTTAACATAAAAACTCGGATAGCTTGTATATGTACCTAATCCAGTAACATTATATGACATAGCTCCATTTGTCCCAACTATTCCAGTTGTAACTGAAGTTGTATTATTTAATATTTGATAAGTAACACCTGCTACACCAGTCCAATTTATAGTAAACCCATTTTGACCAATAGCTGAAGCCGATAGACCAGTTGGTACTGCTGGAGCTGTAGTTATAGCAAAACCAGTTGATGATATTGCATTAGTGCTTCCAGTTGAAGTAGCTTTAACATAGAACGTATATGCTGTTTGTGGTGATAATCCTGTTATAGCCACGTTACCAGTTGTTTGTGCGCTACCAAATTGTGTGCTATCATTAAAAATAGTGTATGACACACCACTTGTCACAGTCCAAGATAATGTAAACTCAGTACTTGTAATAGACGATTGTGTTAAACCAGTAGGTGCGTTGGCATCGGTTATCACATTCAAAACATCTGATGATGTAGTACCTATTGCATTAATAGCTTTCACATAAAATGGATAACTTGATTGTGCCGTTAACCCTGTTACAGCATATGTCAATGCTGTTATAGGAGATGGTGTTAATTTTGTAGTATTGTTATAAACATCATAACCTGTTATGCCGCTTTCACTAGCTGACCAATTTAGAGTAACCCCTGTTGTTGATAATCCATTATAAGTAACAACTGGTTTAGTTGGAACTCCTTGTGTAACAACAGTCGTCTGCAATGATTCGGCAACAATAGTTCCATAGAAATTAGTTGCTGAAACTCGACAATATATATTATAACCTATATCTGAAGCTTGTACTGTGTATGATGTTGCGCCAGTTAATACAGGTGCGTTATTTGAAAACCATTGATAACTATATGTAATAGGTACTGCTCCTAACCATGTTCCATTTGATACAGTTAATACTTCACGTTCAGCTGCAGTTCCACTAATAACTGGCGATACAGTATACGCCAAAGTAGTACTACCTCGTGATACTAATGTTAATAATATACCAGTCATTATAAAACCCCAGAACCAGCAATAATCCAGCGAGTATCGGTCATCTTAGTAATAGTTGCGATACCATTAGCAGATATAGTTCTATCACCGACTGTACCAGTTCCTGCCAAAACCAATGAATCAGCTGTTGTTACTGTAATCACACCCGCATTGGTGTCATTGATAATTGTTATTACAGTTCCGTTTGGATATTTGGTAGCCATTGAAGCATGTGTGGGTATCGTAAATGTTCTTGGCGTAGTATCAGCCATTGGATGATAAATATGTTTACCTTGGTCACTATATGCTAAAGTATAATTAGCTGATTGAATATTCTGCGGCATATTCATATAACCGACTTGGTCAATATCTGGTGGGAATGTCATTGTACCAGGCATTGCTGCACCAACAGATACAGTCCATGTACTTGTATAAGTACCAGAACCAAGTAATGTAGTCACATTTACAGACATAGCACCAGTTGATGAAACAAATGCTGTTATTGTTCCAGACATAACATGTAGACCAGTTTCATCAGCTATATTGACTGTTTGACCAATTGAAAATGCTTTGTATGTTTGACCTAATGTAAAAGATAAAGAACCTTTAGCTAAAGTCAATGTAGAAACAAATGTTCCAGCTGTACTAGCTGATTGTGTCACAGTAGCTGCAATTGAATTAATTTGTGAAATACCTTGATTAATAGTATTCACAACACCTGCTGCTGCAGTTACTACATCAGATAATGCTGGCACAAATCTAAGTACGTGACCACCACCATCTAATCCAGTATTAGGGTCAGAGTCGTCAGTATATGTGTGTCCTGTTATTGGGAAGGTTACTGAGTTTGCCATTATAAAATTTCCTCTATATTTACTGAAGCTGAATATAATCCAGGGTTAGGTTGGTTTATTGCATTTAGGGATGTGAATCGACCTAAGAATGATTTTGCATAAATGTACGGTTCAAATGGTGCTAAGCTATACACATATAATATTTCACGAGATATGCCTTGCGCACGATAGGCATCATAGATGCCACCCAATGCTTCATCAACATCTAGGTGATTCCAACTCATTGACACAGTTCTTGTTTTTCTTTTTTCATAAAAATACTTTGTTCCATTATTAGCTTGTTGCATTTCTGAATTATCAACATAACCAAATTCAACAGAACCATATTCTGGGTTTACAACTGGAGCTGTAAATTGACCTATAAATAATCTACCAAAATCAATAAAATTATATCCAGCTGGTTGACTGGGGTCATACATCTCAACACTCATGTGTGTACCGTAAGCTTGTTCTTTTACTGAACCTGTACCACCAGATGTATATAATTGTGATATATGAATTCCAGTAAAACTAGTGCGTTGTTCTTCTTCAACTAAACCATTCCAAAAATTAGTACTATTCCAAATAGCCTGTGTACCAGATGTACTAAAAACTCTAGTCCAAACTCTCACCCAAGCGGGTGTATTGATTTGAGAAGTTTTCACATCACCAATGTACCATTTACTAAATATTTTTCCAGAAGCACCTGTTGGCATTGATGTTATATTAACAGTCAATGATGTTCCACCAATAGCTAATCCACCGCTTACTGTACCTACTAATTTATAATTAGTGTTTATACTTGGGTCAGAGCTATGTGGATAAATTGTTACGGTAGTTCCTGAAGGTATAATAGTTCCAGCTGGAACAGTAAATGTCATTGACGAACTAATGGTAGCAGTAGTATTGCTATAAAAATACGGATTGGATTTATATACAGTAAATTTAATCAATCCTTCAGTTGACATATTATGATTTATAATAGCAGCTGCACCCATGTATCTATCTGGTACTTTATTTAGATTCACAGCAAACCAAGCTGTTGCTGGAACATTAGCTGCAAAAGTTTTTGTTCTTGCTTTTTTTTGTAATATCGGTGATAATATATTTACTAATGGTAATGTTGTAGACCAATCAGCTGACACAGATAACAAAGCAGTATTTTCCAATAATCTATTTGGATGACACAACATTATATTACTCATTAATACTTCCCTTCATCATAAGAACACATTGCACTATAGCACAATATTATAAAATAGTCAATGTCTATCATATTAGTTTATACCCCATTAGTCGCATAGTCACACGCTTACGTTTAATGTCAATCTCATAACCAACTAATCTAAAGTTAACTCCATTGGTATAACCTAATCTGTCATAGTAAAGTCTAACTGTCATATTTAATGTTATTCTTGGAAGCTCATCGAAGTAAGCTACCGCATCAACTATGTCACATCTTTTCTTAAAGTAAGATAGCAGAGCCGTTGTGCGTGTATTGACTGCTGTTTGGTTACGACATAAACTATTAAACTCTAAACGAGTACTTTGTGGGTGTTTGGCTTTAACAGTTAAATCAGCAGATTCATTTATAAGCGAACCTATTAATAATCGCGCTTGCCAACTTCTAAAGTTATCACTAACTACACCATATACATCAGTTTGTATAGTTTCTATTTTATCATATTTTGCCATAGCAGAATATATAGGTAAGCCGTTTTGACCAACACCTGTTGATGTTCTCTCAACAGAAATAATTTGCCAATTTTCAATAGTTATATCAGCAGTAGAACTAGGTTCTTGATATAGGGCTACGTTAATTTTATTTGATGCATAGTTAGTAGTACTAACAGCATCACCAAACCACCAATAAGCTCCACCAGATAAAACAATACTATCAAGTAACTGTCTAATTGTAGTATCAGCTGTTATATATATTCCAATCGGTCCAAGTGGATTTAATACAGCAGCGATGCCATAAGTTGAATCTGTATTTACAGCTACAGTTTGTGTAGTCGCATAAGTAATCGCTGTGTCAGTTGAATTATATGTCACATTGTTAATTATTATTGAATTCCAACGGTCATTAATGCTATCGTAAGATTGGTCATCAATAGGAGGTGTTAATCTAAAATACCCTTGAAAGTCACGCCATGTTCCAACAGGAGGAGCTGTACTATTAAATTCAGATAAACTCGCATAAGGTGTTCCTGCATAATCTAATGGTGCGCCATCATTAAACACATTGTTTATTTTGATTGTAGTTGATGCTGACGCTTGGTATTTATAAAGCACATCACTTAGCGTTACTGGAACTTCTCCTATCGTTCTAGCCCCACTAGAGAATAAAATACTTTGACATACTTTTAAAAATACATCACCTGCATTTATCACAGTATCCTCTGCTGAGCAAGTGACTTGTTGAGTTTGCATTGAGCCTATTCTAAAGTAACCTTGATAATATGCATAATATCCATCTGCTGGTGGAGTATCATAATCAGTACCACCAGAAGTGTAACCAGCTAAAGCATCTAATGAAGCTCTAGGTGATGCTTCTGGTGTTAACAATGCACCTTTATCATACACAGCTGTGATAGTACAAGTACTTAAGTCAGATACTTGATATATACCTAATGCAGCATTGCACAATATAGGCGTAGCATTTATTACACGTCCATATATACGGGGTTTCACATTACCACGTATGTCAGTAGCCAAACCTTCTACGCCATGTGTACCACCTGAACCATCATAACGGTTAAGTGAAAAAGGTGTATCTAATGCTTCAGATAAAGATTTCACAGTTAGATAGACATTATTGCCTTTTTGATATTGTCTTGTCACAATACCTCTAAACCATGTGGTAAATATATTATTGTCGTCTACAAGTTGCAATATACAATCTCGACCATCTATGTAATAATCTGCCATGAAATCTAAATAACCATCTGTATTATCTAATTCAATTTCACCAACAGAATTACTAGCCATCACATTTAATAATCCACCATCATTACCAGTTATGTTTATAATAGCGGGTTGACGCATACGGGCTTCATAATAAATACCATCTGCTGTTGTATATCCATCATCTGAAAAGTAAAGTGTTTTGGGTACTGAATTTGTATCCAGTACCTGTATTGTCGCTATCCAACTACTCATGCAGCAGCTCTCCGATTTGTTGTTTCAATATTATCTAGGCTATCAGCTTGTTTAGTATTAACACTAATTAGTTGTTTGAACCCTTCTTGCAATATTGCATTTTGTGCCATTAAGATTTGGTTTTGTTTTTTAACTTCACGTAATTCTTCTTCAGAATTATTGTTATTGTCATTAGATGCTGGTGTCATTGCACGAACACCAAGACCACCACTTGTTTGCACTAATGGCATAATAGCTTCTGGACCAGCTTCACCCATAACACCCATGTTAAATGCAGTAGGTGTGTTAACTATGCCATTTGTAAATGCACCACCCATTGCGAAGAATGAAGGGCTTTGTCCACCTTGATTATAGCCAATTAATTTATAGTATTCATCAGAACTAGATTTTATAATAGCCAATGCTCTGTTATAAGCAGCTAATGCATTATTCGCATCTGTTTTTGGATTTTTACCTAACACTGCACCAGCAGCATACGATTCTTCATTCTTTGCACCATCTAATACATGAACCTTTTGTGGAATATCCGGTGTATGTGTTGAGTTGTAACCTTCAACATAACTCAATGCAATATTATATTTACTACTTCCTGTTTGTAAATCATAATAAAGTTGTGAACCAAGTTTCAACGCATCCTTTTCTGTTTTTATTTTATCTTGTCCAAAATCAGTATAAGTTTGTCTTTGTTTCTCTGTAGTAGTCAACTGCATTTGAGCTTCGATTTCAGTAAGGTCTGCTAATTTTTGATAACCTTCTCTACCTCTAACTTCACCAGCAAGAGGTATATAAGCAGCAATCATTGTATTACCATTGGCAAATATATCAATAGCTGATTGAACTTGTTGGGCATTGGATAACATAGAATCAAAAGTTGTAATCATTTTAGCAGCTTCAGCTGTTGATTCTTTAAGAGCATTTGTTAAATTATCAACAGTAGCTGTACTTATTTGTGGAACTTGAATTTTAAATACCATTGGGTCTTGTGATATATCTTGAATACCCTCAACTCTTGAAACAGCTTCATCAGATACAGCATCAAAATCAATTTTTAAAGTAACTTTAATATTTTTTATAGCACTAGTTAGAGCAGCTATTTGAGAATTCAAATCAGTTGCTGCACCACTCTTAACACCTAAACCAACATCAGCCATTAAATCATCTATTGCAGAAATATCACGAGCTAATTGAGCTTCAGTACTAGTTGATATCGCTATTCCACTGATAGTGGTTTCAACTTGTGCAGTTAGATTACCAAACTTTTTAATCTTATCATTAAGCTGTCTGATATTAGTATCAGTTGGATTCAATGCTACATCATTAATTAAGGCTTGAATTCCAGATAAAGCATTTTTCAAACTATTAACTGCTGCTGTTTTAGATGCAGGTGAGATACTAGCATAGGCAACAGCTTCAACTGTAGCAAATCCACGTTCTAATGCAGCAATAGTATTGTATTTTGATTCCTCATCAACATCGCTTTCAACCAATGTTTTGATAGTACCAAATGCAGCTGTTATTTCTTTTATGGCAGCTTGTTTTGTTTTTGGCTCAACATTAGATGAAATTAATACATCGATACTACCAAAAGCTCTATCTATAGCAGTCAATGCTTTGTCCATAGTTTTTGGGTCTAGTTCTACTGAAATAATATCAGTCATTTTACCAAATGCTGTTTTTAGTTCATTAGCTACTGCATATTTTGCACCATCATCCAAATCACTCACTATATTAGCATTAACAGCTTTGAATCCTTTTTCTAATGCAGTTAAAGCAAGACCCTGTGATGTTTCATTAACATCTGAACTAATAGAAGCTGTTATTGTAGAAAATGCATTTTTTAATGCATTGAATGTAGTTTTCTTAGTAGCTTCACCAACAGTGCTATTAATAGTAGCTTCTACAGTATCAAAAGCCTTATCTAATATCCCTTGTGCTTTGAGTTTTAAATCTTCATTAACCATTGGAGCAATACCAGTGGTAATTGTTTTAAACGATACTTTTAAAGCTTCAACTGCTGCGATTCTAGCTGATTCATTTATATTTGCAGTAACTACTGAAGGTATAATACCAAATGCACGATTGAGTGATGTTAATACAGTTGCTTTTTTAGACTCATTTAATGTGCTGTCTACAGTAGCTTCAATATGGTCAAATGCAACATCCATTGCACTTAATACTGCTAGTTTGCTATCTTGATTAAGAGAAGTAAATACTTTTGAATCAATAGTACCGAATGATTTTCTAAAGCTTTCTTTTAAAGTAGCCGTTGCCACAGGATTATCAGTTACATTTACTTTAGCAATAAGGGCTGCAAATTTTTCACGTAATGTAGACATCATTTCAATAATACTTCCATTACTAACAGACGGATTAACTTTGAAAGTGCTATCAGCAAATGTTGATTTTAAATCACCAACTGCTAAACGTTTAGCTGTACTTGTAATATCTATACCAGTTACTTTAGCTGTAAAATCATTCATCTCATCTAGTGATTCCTGCAACTGTCTTCTCAATATAGGGTCATCTGGATTGAGTTTTAATGCTTCTACATTACCATTTATTTTCATAGTTAAAACTTTGAAGTTATCAATATCAGCTTGCATCTGTTTGATATTAGCTTCAGTTGGATTCAATTTAACTTTTTCAATTTCAACTTCTAATCCAGCAAAAGATGTTTTTAATGTGTTAAGCACATCTGCAGTTGTTGTTGTTCCAAGCTTAGCATTTACTACTGCATCAATAGTAGCCGATAAACCTTTATCGCCACCGATAGCTGAAACAAGATTATTTAAAAATACTGCATCAGCACCAGTAGCACCAACAGTAGCTTTTTGTAAAACAAACATCACATTTGCTTTAGCATCTAATGTAGCAGTATTAGCTAGCGTTGGATTAGTTTTATCGATTGCCATTGCTGCTGCAATTGATTTCGATAATGTATCAATAATGCTTTTGCTATTACCAGCTCCATCTACGTTTGTTGTCATTCCAGCAAATGTAGGTAGTGCTGCTGTGTTGTCTTTAATTTTTTGTAACTCGCCAAGCATTAATTCCTGTACAGATAATGAATCTGGTAATGAATCCATTTGGTCTATTATTTTAGAAGTCATATCAGCACCTGTTTTAGATGTGCCATAATAATTTCTAATTGCCGTTACCATTGAATCTGCTGCACCAGTCATCTTACCCAATGCTAAGTTTTTATCTTCAGCAGATGTAGCTGGATTATTAATTTGCATTAATAATTGGTCATACTTTCTACTTGCTGCATCAAGTTGTGATTTGGTGTTTCCAACTTGAGTGACTTTCATACCTTGTACCCAATCAGCAATTGATTTTTGGAAATTGGTTAATGCTGTTTTAGCATTATTTAATAATGTAGTACTATTTGATAATTCAAAGTCATACGCTTTTAATGCACGTTCACTTAACATAGCTTCTTGTGTTACTTTACCAGTAGCATCAACTATTTTTGCAGAATATCCTAATTTAGCTTGTGTATCTTTATCTTGAGTATCTAACCATTTTATAGAAGCTGCAACTAAATCACTTCCTACTTTTGAAGTTGCTGTATCTAATGCTAATAAAGTTGCAGTCACATCTTTAGTATTTTGAATATCTAATAATTGTGTTTCCTGTACACGTTTTTTAGTAGCATCAGCTGAAGTACCTTTACTTATTGCTGATTCAGCAGTATCTTTAACTCTTTGTATTCCAGTAAGTGTTGCTGCAATTGTAGCAGCTGAATCAGTTAATGTTTGTGTTATCTTATTAGATGCAGTTAATTGGGTATCGTACTTAGTTGTCACCGCACTTATTGCTGCAATTTGGTCTTCTACTGGTATAGTCATTGCTTCAGTAATTGCTGTTTTTAAAGTAGTAGCATTAATCTCTTTTCCATAGATAGTTGCAATACTATCAGAAATAGCACTAATTCTTTCAGCTAACGTATCCTTAGACATACCTTCTGTTATAGCAGCGGTATCTTTTGTAGTAAGGTCTTTTCCAGTTATTGTTTTAATAGCTTCTGTTACAGCAGTAATAGGGTCTTTTACAGATAGAGATGCATCAAGTTGTCTTGTTATTAAAGATTTTTGTTCATCAGTAAATGAAGGGAATTTTGTATTTACATAAGTAGCGACATCTTCACGTATGATAGCTAACTCAGCACGATTCTTATCATTACCTGTAATTAGATTAGCAACATTACCCCAAAACTCTTGTTGTTTTGCAGTACCTGTTGTTAGATATTTTCCAACTAATTCGCCAGCACCACCAAAAATATTCTTTTTCATTGCATCAGTTAACTTATCAGTAGTTAAACCAGCTAATGCTAATTGTGGAGTTTTAGATGCTACACCTGTTAAACCATAACCACCAGTACCCGAAGTCATACCATCAATAAGTTTATTAAATAATGTGCCATCTACTTTTTGTAAACCACTTAAATCTAAATTAGGTAATTTTACAAGTATATCTTTAAACACATTTAACATTTCTGTTAATGTTTTAGCATTTTCAAGATTATCTTTACTAGCTTGTGACATTACAGCTGCTGTCATTTTTAATGGGTCTGATGGTATTTCAACAGGTTTTAATTTTGGCAATTCTGAAAGTAACATTGTTAATTCTGGATTTTTACTTTTTGTAGCGTCTGAAGTAACTTGTGCAATTGCTTTTAAATCAGCGTCAGATAACCCACTCATATCACCCATCAATAAACTACCTGCAGTTTGTTGAGTAGGATTAGTTATAAATTTATTTATTGTATCTAATGTTGAAGTTTGTGAAGTTGCTACTGCACTAGCTACATTCAAATCTTTAGCTGCAGTTGCCCAAACTCCTAATAAAGTTTCACCTGTTTTTTTATCAATGGTTACTTTTTCTGTATTAGCTTTACTTTGTAACGTTTCGTAACTAAGTGTACCAATACCTAGTGAACCTTTTAACTGTTCACCAGTCATTGATTTAAGGTCTTTTGCTGTTATATCAAGACCACCTTTTGATTTTCCTCTATCTGAAGCTCCAAACTGAGTTGATGTCATTCCATATAAATCTAAAAGACGAGCTTCTTTTTCGTCTTTAGTCATAGTAAGTTCTTTTCCAGCAGCATCTGTTCTGAATATAGGTTTATTTTTAGCATCATAGCCAACTACAATTTTATCAATACCTTTTAATAGAGTGGCTATATTTGTACCACCTAAAGCAGCCATTGAATCATATGAAGCACTTAATGGAGATTCCTGAGCTGTTTTAATTGTTTTAATTATATCAGTTGAAGCTAATGTTGCTGGAGCAGCTACATTTGATTTCTGACTATCAGCCAATGCTTTCATATCAGCAAGTCTAGTTGCCATATCATCAATAGTGATAACTAATTTTTCACCAGTAGTTGTCACTGTTTTAATAAATAAATCAAAAGAAGTTAAGAAGTTTTTAAGACCATCGTTTGCTTTATCTGAAGACTCATATAAGCTTAATAGTCCTTCTGCCATTGTTATTAAACCTAAACCTGATGCAGACATTGAATAACCAGATTTTTTAAATACAGATGTTATTACTGCAACTTCACCAGCAATACGAACAAAAGTTTCTAATGCACCTTCACCCATTTTTGCAAATGGTTTTAAGAAGCCATTGGTAACTTGTTCAATGATAATATCCATTGTTGTGTTTAAAGCATCTGTTATTTTTTTAGATATTTCATCAGATTTCAATTTAGTAAATGATAATTTGATTTTAGGTATTGTGAATGTTTTATCCATAATATCTTCAATATTTAAAGACTTACCAACATCTGCAATTACTTTATTAAAATTATTAAATACACTTGTCATTGCTGCAGATAATTGATTATTAACTCCATTAACTACGTCATATATTTTCACGGTATCGCTGAACCAACCTTTAACAGTTTGTTTAACTTTTGTGTAATCAAATACATTGATTGCTTTTTCAGCACCACCAACTATCATAGTCGTTGCATTTTCAACTATACCATAACCAATAGATTCAAATTTAACTTTACCGATACCAAGTAATTTACCAAGACCATATTGCAACGCAGCGAGAACTAAACCACCTACCAATCCTAATGCCAAACCGCCAACCATTGATGCCATAGATGATGATGCACCCATAGCTAAACCTGTTGAAATAGATGCACCTGCTGCACCTGTTGCTGCACCACCTACAGCAGTACCAACTGTCGTTGCACCAGCACCAATTAGAGCATTAGCCCCTGCACCTAATACAGTAGTAGTTAAACCAGCTGCACCAGATGCAGCAGATATTCCAAGACTTCCAGCAATTCTTCCACCAGAACCCAATGGGTTTGCTGATGATGCACTCATACCTTTTGTTGAGCCAGAGAATATACCGTGCTGTTGAACAGCTAATTGAATTGTACCATCAACTGCTTTTGATATATTTTTAAAGTTATCAACAATATCACGCAATGCTGCATATTCTTTACCATGAATGCTATTCAACGTATCAATAACTTTTTCCATTGAATTTGATGCTGTTTCGCTATCACCTAATACAGTACCAGTTGTTTTAGTATCTTTAGTTGAAGTATCAGATACACCACCGCCCCCGCCACCCATAGCCATGATACCAAATCCAGCCATAACAGCCACCATAGCAGCTACACCAGCGAAACCTGCCCAACCAGATTGTTCAAAGAATTTTGCAGCACCTGCAGCCATACTAGTGGCAATTTTGGCAATAGACATTGCCATTTCTACGCCATGTAATCCAACCTCAATAGCATGCAAAGCTTTACGACCAGCTGAATTTTGAGCAAACATTTGAGAAGCAGCTCCTGCTATTTTAGCTGTACCACCAATAGTAGCGTTCACATAATCAGAATCAAATTTAATTTTTTCTTTAGCAAATCGTGCTTCAGCATCTACTTTTAATTTAGGGTCAGATATACCATCAAGCTCTTTCTGATTAGCCATTTCTTTTTCTTTACGAGAATCTGACATAGAATTTAAACCAGAATATGCTTCACTTGCTGCCGATACTGTTCCACTAAAACCTGCAGAGATTCTATCAAAAGCAGCACCAAATGAACCTTGCATTGAATCTGTCAATTGTTTAATTGCCGTTGCAATAGGACTAAAATCAATTCTATCTATTTTCACATCAGCCAATGCACTCTTTAAGTTATTAGCTTCATTTGTAGCTTTATCCAATTTTTTATCATTAAGTGATGTGACAGATGAAACTAATTGCTTAGTGCTGTCTTCTGCAGTTTTTAAATTATTATTCACATTATTAAGTTCAGTAGCCCATCCTTTTTTATCTTCTAGTGAACCACTACGAGAAATCAAACTTTCAAGTTTTGCTTTCTGTTCCGTTAAATCGGATACTGTTTTTGTATATTCTTCCGCTTTTGCTTTTAGTTCTGGTATAGCACCCCATCCCTTTTTATTTACGGTTTCATTTGTATCAGCTTTCAATTGTGATAAACTTTCTGCTGAAGAAATGGCATTTGTGATTGCTGCTTTTTTATTAATAATATCTATAATTTTAGCAGATATTTTATCAGCTTCGGCTTGTAATGTTTTTAAATGTGCTTCAGCTGTATCTGAACCTTTGGCTATTGTTTGTAATAATTCATTATAGGCATCAGCTTCTTCACGAGTTAAATTTGGATGACTTTGCATTTCTGCATTTATTTGTTTATAGGCTTCTCTATATTTATTAGCATATTCAGTTGCTGCTTTTAATTTATCAGCAATTGTTCCTTCAGCTGTAGCTTGTCCAGTTGGACTTTGTACATCAACGGAAGCCTGTCCAACTGGACGTTGTGCTTCAAGTTGTTTATCATATTGCACAATAGGTTTAAGTGCTTTATCATGATATTTCACAACTTGGTCAGCGAACTTATCAAGTGCATCAGGTGTTGCAATAAGCTTAGTTACATTAACCACATAGTTTTCTGTTTCTTTTATTCTTGGGATACGACCTTCTTTATAAGCCTGTAGATTTTCTCCACTGTTATAAGCAGCAGTTTGTAAATCAGGTTTATCTTTAAATTGTGGCATCTCTTGTATATGTTTCATATACTTGCCCATAGCTTCTAGGCTTTTTTCAGCATCAAAAAAGTCTTCTGGTTTTAAACCATAATGCTTACCTGTAGCTGGCATAAGTTGACTAAAGCCTTTTGCTCCAGCACCGCTAACTGCATCAGCATAACCTTCTGATTCAGTTTTAACCATTGCTAACATTCTTTTATAGTCTACGCCATATTTATCAGCAGCTGCTCTTACAAGCGCACCTATCTTATTAGTGCTTCTTTCTACAGCATTACTCATTACATTTAAATCTTCATCTTTAACATTAATTTTCATAGTCAAATTTTCCATAGGAATATCTGACATTTTTGTAGTTACTGTTAATTGTTTTTCTAATTCAGATGTACTCATATGTTCAACATCCATGCGTCTAGTATTTGCGTTTTCTCTAGATTTAATCATGGCTTGTTCACGTTCAGCTGTACTATCTAATATTTTTTTAATTGCTAATTGGTCTGCTAGTTCTTGTTTAGCTTTAGCGGGTGCTTCTTTTTCTGCTTTTTGTCTAGCTATTTCATTTTCTTTATTGGTAACTTCTTTTTCAGCTAACTCAGTTGCAGTTTTCATAAATTCACGAGCAGCTTGCCAATCCATTCCTTTTGGATTTAATTTATTAGGGTCATCTTGGTAATACATTTTACTAGCAAGCTTATCTTTTTCTTGTGGTATAGGTATTTTAGCTAATTCAAAAGTATTTATTTTATTAGATTCATCAATACTGCCTTTATTAAGTAGCACATCACGTTGTTTTGCTTCTCTAGTTATTACTGCACGAACAGCTGCATCATGTGCATTCATGGTAGATTCTTCAAGACGCTTAGATGTAATTTCAGCCATATCTATATCAGCTTCAAGTAACTTATTTTTTTTCTTTTGTAATTCAATTTCTCTATTTAATTCCACTAAACTAGATTTATGTGCTTCTATTGTTTCTGCAAGTACTCCCTCGTCAAGAGCAGTTTTTGCAGCTATTTCTAAATCCATTCTATTTTTTTCAGCTTCAAGTGGACCTACTGTAGTGTCTTTTGGTGTTTCTTTAAAAAGCTTGTCTGTTCCCATTTTTTCTGCAAGCCAACGTCCACTATCAATTAAAGCTCTATTTATAGTTCCTGATACAGTTGATTCATCTACATTTACTTCAATACCAGATTTTATTCCTTTGGCTTTTTCAGCTTCAGTACGTAAACCAAAAAATTTAGATATAATTTCATCTAAATATGTAATCACATTCTTTAAACTTTTAACCCAAGAATTATCATCTGGGTTATCCCATAATGATAAAAATGCTTTCCAGTAACCTGTCATTGAATCAATCACATCTCCATG